ATCGGCTTCATTAAACTGAAGACTATAAGTTCTAAGTTCAACTGCTTCTTGTGATTTACATGTTCCTGTTTTACATTTAGTTTTACCAACAGGCATCATCAGTTTGTTTTCACCTTCTTTAAATGTTAACTCCCTAATACATAAGATTAGGTATATCCTATCCTCCTCTAATACATCTCTATATGAACCACGTTGTGTACCATACATAATTTTTGTACAGTTCACTAGAAGTGAGTTTAGCTTTTCATCTACATCTAAAATGTTTTCTTCGTCCAATGTAGAAAATTCTCTAATCTCACCAACCCTTGCGGCTCTAATATGAAGTTGAAAATCATCTCTATAAAACTGACCACCTGATGGAAATACTGATAAGTCTAATTTAATATATCCAGTTAAAGATTGTATTCTTTGTATCTCTGGATCATCTATAGATGTTATACCAGATCCCCTGGTCGTATCTACTTTACCTAGGTGAGTAATATTCCCTTCATTATTGGTTTTTGTCTCAACTTCAGCTTTAGTATCTATGATACCTTCTGATTCCTCGAACTCTTTTTTAATATTGTCTTCGTGACTGCTCATAATTATTTAGTTTTTATTAATTGTTTTTCTGGGGCTGTTTCAGTTACTATATGCTCTACAATTAGATTACGAACATATTTTGATACTGGTAATGGCCTTGATTTATTTTCCATTGATTTTTGAATGATGATTGTGTTTAAATTATCCTCATCTTCTGGTGTTAAAAGAACTTGCAATTTTTTTGTAAGTTTCTTTTTTTGTGGAATCATTTCTTGTACGCTTTCATTATATCCATATTTAGGATTATCGGCTTTATATTTTTTTATCCAAAATTCTAGCCTTTCCATTATATGACTTAATGATTCTTCAGATTTAAATTCTTCAAGATTAGTTTTTGCAAAAGACCTTGTACCAAAGTCTTTTACTGCTCTCTTAATATATTTACCTGACCCTAGATTATTAGGGTTATCATTAACTGAATAACCTACATAAGTTTTTCCATCTACTGTGTTTTCTACTTTAAAGATAGTCATATGTTTTTAGATTATATAATTTATAATATATATTGGGTTACATACAAAAAAACTGGGAATATTAAAGTATTCCCAGTTTTAAATTAATTTGTATTAAGCTCCTACGTTCTCTTCAACCCAATGATCACAACGATAAGTCATTGATAATTCAGAAGGATCTGGAGTTTCATAACTCAATTCATCTACAAAATCAGGTGAACCTGTAGGGAATACATCTTTACAAGTAATCTTTCTAAAGATATCACCTGCTCGGTTATATTGTACAATGATCATACTTCCTACATAGTCTTTCTTTAATCCCATTTCACCAGTTAATGGATCATAGATTAATTTGTACCAATTACGGAATGTATTGTAAATGTAATTTTCATTAGCTTCGTTTAAGTTAAGACTAAAGTTAAGTGTCAGATCTAAAACTGTGGTTCCTGGCATACTTGCAAATGAACGATCAGCAAATTTGTATTTCTGACCTACTGCATCTACGGCTGGATTCAAAGCATTTAAACCTCCGATAGTTTTAACTTGCTCTAAGATTAAACCCGTATCATCTCCTAATGGTGAAAATACAGTCACCTCAAATAGGTTAGGCTGAATAGGTTCATACCTTTGGCTACTGGCCCTTGATTGGGTATAATGTGGTAGTGGCATAGTTTATTTTATTTTTTTTATATATTCTCTTTTAGTTACCTCTTATTGGAAGTTTCCTGCACTAATTGCTCCTGTTTTCAGAATTGTAGTTCTCTGTACGAGAATTTCCATTCCTCTTACTGGTTCAATATATGTATCTAAGATACCTACATTTTGATCAATAACTTCTGGTGTGTTATTAGTTTCATCCATTACATTTTTGTAATCGTAAACACCATCATCATTTTGAACCGTTGATAAGAAGTTATCAGCAAGTGTTTTAATTTCCAATCTAGTTTGTGCTGTATTAAATTCAAACAGATAGTTTTTAAGGATTGCTTCAATTCCATCTTGGATATAAATTACAACCTCTCTACAATTAATTGAACTTAACGCAGATTTTGTAATCTGCTGTGCAGTTTTATTTGCAAAGATTGTTGGGCCAGTTCCACTTTGGAATACAATTGGATTTAATCCAAATGGTTCTAAGTATTCTCTATCCTCTTTTCCAAGATTGATTTCCAATCCTACAACTCCAGTTCCACCTACAACACCTCGACGAACTCCAGCAACCAATGACCACGGTAATGCGTTTTCATATTTTGCAATAAAGTTATTTGAAACATATGCAGCTGGTACAACATTTATATTCCTACCTAAATCCCTAACAGTAATAAACGGATAGTAGAATGCTCCCCAACTTGCACCTTGTGTTGGTGAAGGTAATGAGTATCTTACAGTAGGATTCAATGCAAGATCACCACCAGTAGAAATAAATCTAGATGATAAACTTCCAGTTAGATCTTTAAATGATGGATCAGTATTATCCTTAAAGTCTTTAGCTGATGGAGCATTTAATATTGCAAATGCATTCTTTCTAGTAGAAGCTAATACTGTATAGATGGATTTAGATCCACTTTCAATACCGTTTCCAAATGTATCTACAATATATCTAAAGTTAATTACATCTCTATCAGTTAATGCTTTAAATAAGTTGGTTCCATTTAAAGTACCATTTAAAATTTCAACTTGTCTATCATTTGTTCCATTAGGTATATGTGATGGTGTTAATTTAAATCCATCTAATGTAAATACATTTAAATAATCAATCCACTTATCTATTGGATAATACAATTCTACTTTTACAATACCTGCAGCGGTTGTTGTTGATATTTCACTTTGGCATGTTACTAATACAGCAGTTGTGTTTGCAGGAATAGTACTATACTGAGCAGTTGTTAAACCACCCTGTACAACATTTATTCTTGTTAACCTTGAATGTGGTGTATTTACATTTCCTTCAAAGTTTACTAAATAGTTTCCTACTACTATAGCAGCAATATCAGGATTTGTAGTACTAATCAATACTTGGTTAGGCTTTAATGCAGGTTCAGTTATTGAACTCGCTATAATATCAATAGAAACGTTGTTTGCACCTTTTAGTGTTTGTATTCCTAATGTACCTGCAGCATAAGTAACAGCTTTAGTATTCAAAAAGAATCCTGCGCCACCTAAAGTAAATTCTACGTGTGGGGTTATTGAATTAAATGCATCTTGCTCATAAGGAGTTACTTGCACAGATGGTAAGTAATATGTTGAATCCGAAATAGGAACTGTTGATAACGCAGATGTCGGTGATGCAGTATGAATGAATCCATAATCTAAAGCATTAAATACTAAATATGAAGTTGCTTGTGTTGTAACACCACCTATTGTTGTTTGATATACTGCCTCGTCTCCATCAGTAAGAGTACCGTTTGAGAATTGACTGTATAATATAGAACCATATCCACCTATTATATTTGAGTTTGCTGTATCACTTGTTGGTTTTTCATCAGTTACAAATCCGAAGTCAGATTCATTAATATATGTATATGTTGCCCCAGTGATATTATTAAAATCTCCTGGTACAACACCACCTACAGATGAAAGTAACAATGTTATAGTATTACCTACAACCTGAACAGATGTTACAGGAACGTATTCAGCGTTACCTAATAAATAAGTACCTACTGCCGTTGCACTGTTTGCTGTAAACAATGAGAATGCATCCCATAAGGAATCTCCACTAGCACCTACAACTTGAATTTGTATATCTCCACTTGTTAATTGAGTTACATTTATAGCCTCAGTTGATTGAGCGACTGTATTCGGTGTAGTTCCAGTTCCAGCATAACTTACATCTGAGACGATTGCTCCACTATATGATAAGAAATTAACATCCTCTTGGAATGAAGTAGCTTGAGTATATTCAAGGTTATGACCTATCATATCAATTCCACCTGCAACACCATCTAATAATGTATCTCCATCAAATAAATCTTCATTCACTGCTACAAATAAACCAGTTGATGCTGTATCAGCATTAATAACTTTTTCAACGAAAAGGTTATTACCTAATAAATCTGTAAAGTTAGGAAGTAAAGATGCAGTGTAAGTTGCGATAACATTAACTTCTGATTCATTAAAGAATTCAGCAATTTTAGTATCACTTGCATCTGAATCAAATAATCTTCTTTTTAATCCTTGTACTTTATCAAAATATGTTTGATAAATTGGATCTGCAGCAAACCTCTCATAAGGAGTTGCTGAAGTAAAATCTCCACCAAAGTTTCCATCAATTATAAATACATCAACCAAGAAGTCAGATACTAAACTATCTTTATTTAAATATCCTGGTACATTTGCAGCACCATACCATTCTTCGGCAGTTACATTAAATCCTGTTGAATTTGCATTAGATGCCTTTCTTACGATAACTGAAATAGGACTTTGTCCTAAATTTGTAAAGTCTAATAAGTCGTTTGTAGTTGCAGAATTAAAATCTAATTTATTGGCTCCTACATTATCTAAGAATGCATCTGAATCAGGATAAAAGAATTTATCTCTATTGTACATTTTTTGGTATTCAGCCAAAGCACCGGTATTAGCCTGTATATCAGGAGTAGCAGCCGTACCAAATTTAAAGTATTCAACTTTGTCTGTTTTATTCAAGTTTAATAGATTAAGTGCAAGAATCGGTCCTCTTTCCAACGCTGCTAAACAGCTTCGGTGGAAAAATGAATCCTTTCTTTCTAAGTTTCTGTCAATATCACCGTAAACTTGTTTAAAGAATGCGGTGTCAGGTACAAATACTGGAGTATTGAAAGGTCCCGTTTTGGAGAAACCAACAATTAATCTTGTCTGATTAGCAGGAATACTAACTACTTGTGATTTGTCAAATTCAAATCTGTAGGTTCCTGCAGCTTTAATCGAAGCGATTTTCGGATCTAGTGCCATCTTATATTATTTTTTTTATTTGCTTTTTTTATATATCCACCAACGATTAGTTTTTTATACTAGGTCATAAATATCAAAATTCAGTTGACCGCCTTTCGCATCTTGTTCTAAGATAGTATCAATTTTATCTTGGATACTCTGCTCAGCTACATCATGTAACTCTTCAGCAAAATCAGAGAAGTCTAAAGTAAAAAAGAATTCAGAGCTATTTATGCATGTCATTATTAAGTCGTCATGACCTAGTTGACCAGCATAGCTCCCATTTGGTAACTTACCGAATGTTGCAGCTTCATAAACAGTTTGCTTATCCCTTATTACTATTTTATTTTGAGCGATATATTTTTTAAAGTTTTGACAGAAAATTGGTTTATTATCTTTCTTTACTTTGAGGCCGAATTGTTTAGTTTTAGCATCTATACGGTGTTTAAATTTAACAACGCTCTCCTCATCAAAATCATTCCTCTGTGGAAATACTGTTTCCATTCTCTTAATTAATTCTCCACCAAATAAATTCCATTCAATAATTAGCTTTACGTTTTCAGAATGAAAAACATCATAAGATAAAATATAAAGTGCTTTAGCAAATTCTTCTATAGTATGTTCATTGCTTCTAAATCTGCCTACTTGCCTAATCCTGTAAAAATCAATAAAACTACCAGGAGAAGATACTTTCTTCCAATCAACTTCATCCATGACTTCTATTTTAAAAATATTAATAATAGAATAATCTCCACGAGTACCTTCAGCAATATCAACAGAGAAACACCAGTAATTCTCATCTTCTTCAGCATCATCTAAATTGAATTCAGGATCCCATAATAAACCAGCATAATCAACATCTTCATCTTCAAATTCTACTACTTCTTTATGAATAAATTCTATTTGATTAGTTGTTAATTTTTTAAGACTATCAGCTCCTAATAATAGTGAAGAGCCTGCTATAAATTGATTTCCGTATTGTCTATTGAATGCCTCGTCGCTTCCTAAGTTTGCAATTTCTTGTTTTGCCCAAGCGTCATCCCTACCTGGTACATCCCACCAATCAACCCGGAACGGTACATATTCACTTAATCCTCTATCAGCAGCATTATAGATGTCATAGAACTTATTAAATCCATTAGGCGTGCTAGTTATTATAACTTTTGAATTGGTAGATGCAGATACCGTTGGATACACGTTTTCATAAAAGGTATCTACAAAGTTTGCAGGTATATGCGCAAACTCATCCATAAACAATAAATGAATAGTAAAACCAATTGCAGCTTTCTTTGTAGTAGTCTGTCCAATTATTCTACAACCATTATCAAATTTAGAGTTAAACACATCCCATTTAAGAGTACCGGGCTTGATAAAGAAAGGTAAATGTTCTAATATAGTTTTACCTTTATCAATGATTTCTCTTGTTGTAGCACCCTTATTTGAAAGT